CTTCTCCCAAACCAAGGTTTTCGAGAGCCGTTTTCACCGTGCCATCCGATTTGATATCGCCAAACGGATTCTTGCGGCTTAACAGCAGCGCGCGAAGCGCGGTAAGTAGCTGGTCGTGCCGCCCCTTCTCCAGGCTGGCACCGGACGCCTCCACAACGCTGCAAAGCTCCTCCTGCAACATGTCAAAGTAGTCATCATCCAGATCGGTGGCAGGCGTGCCGGTCTGGGGGTTACCACGGGTAAAACCGTTCTTACCCGCGCCGAACTTATCCTTCTGCGCGGTTTTCGTGTCTATACGATGCATGGATTACTCCGGATATTTAAAAATTACGTAGGTATGCGACGGGCAGAGTTTGTTAAGCACACATTCGACAACTGTGTCGCCCCAGATACGCAGTGCGGAATCACAGGGATCGCCACATGTCATCCAGGTGGTGTTGGTGGCGGCTGGCATGTTGACCTGCCAGTAATACCGCCATTCAGGCGCGTTCACAGCGTCAGTACAGGCCGATGAGCAGGTGAACGTGCTTTTGTCGTATCGCGCGATGGTGGCATCTGGTCTGCCCAGGGCAGCAAGCTGTGCAAGATAAAAATCCTCGTTGATGCCGCCCGCCAGGTTAACCTTCGCATCCAGCCGTTGCTGACGCTGGCGAAGGGTCTGTGTCCCTGCGGGAATACATTCATCCGGCAGACCGCACAGACGCTCCCAGCGGTTTATCAGTTCAGTGGTGGTGCGCGGATCCAGCTCCCGCATCAGGGCATCCGCAAGCTGATGAACGCGGGTTAATGACGGTGCCGCACCGGCAATCGCCGGATCGCTGGCTGACCACGCCGGACCGGGGGGCAACAGTGCCGACAACAGACGGATGTAATCATCGTTTGTCACGTCCATGAAATCGTCCCCAGTACCGCCAGTTCATTTTTTGCAATGGAGATATTGTCTGCCGGTGCAAGCAACTGATGGCTGTATTCCCCGTTCGCACCGGAAATCGCCTCACTGATACGCGATACCTTCAGTTCTCCCTGCGGATAACCATCACGCAGCAGGAACGAATGCAACTCCGCGGTAATGGCAGCCCGTATTTCTGGTGTGTCCGGCGTCACGCGGATATGAAAATCCACCGTATGTGCCACCGGCCTGAATACATACAAATCAGAGCCTGCCACCGGGGCCAGTGGCTCGATATGTTGTCTTGCCGCCGTTTCCGTTGATTCTTCCGGAATGGGATTAATCAGGTCACTGCTGGCAATCATCACACCGACAGTCCCCGTTCCCATCCAGTGTCGGTATGTCCATGCGCGGGTAATGCCGGGCACTTCTTTAGCCCAGACAACATAGTCCCCGTCAGCCCCGCCCTGCGGCGTCCAGTAATACCGCTCAATGACGCGGGCGCGCCATGTTTCCAGATCTTCAGTATCGAATCCGCCAGTCAGGGTATCTGCCACACCGGAAGACGGCAGACCATTCACCGGCGTGACCAGGATTAATGCCGTACCGTCGTCAGCGTTACCGACCGCGCCTGCAGTTGAGCAGGCGATCGGCACGCGCAGGACACCACCGGCGCTGGTTGCATCGGCAGTTGCCGTGTACTGAACCAGGTCATCGCGCTGAATAACACTCCCGGCGGTCACCTTCAGGCCATCGCTGACACCTTCCCAGCGCATATACCCGCTGGCAACCGTGGCTCCCTTGCGCGGACACCGTTTCATCGCAGCATTTCGCGCCAGCCAGGACTCATCGCACAGGTCAGGCAGCATGTTCATTGCCAGATAATCGATGTAACCATAAACCGTATGCAGCGCCGCCGCATACACCTTTGCCCGCACGTCTTCATCCATGCGCCGGAGCGTGTCGCTGACGTCCAGCCTGGCGAATAAATCGTTACGGAGCATACTGATATTTTCTGCCAGCGTCGGGCGCTGAAATTCACTATCCGCCATGCGTTATCGCACTCCACAGATCATCAAAAGAAATCATTACCGGTCCGTCACGACGCCAGAGAGTGATACTGTTACCCAGTTCATTAATCCCAGTGCGGCGGATATCCAGATCAATGCGGGACACCACGCCGTCATCAATCATCCATTGCAGGCATTCGCGGATATACCCCCTTACCGTCTGCACCAGTTGATTGGTCAGTTTGCTGCGCTGAAGCAGCCACAGTCGGGAGCCGTAACGGTCATTCTGTACCGTAGGCCAGGTATCCCCCCACCATCCCATCGGGACGTCGGCATTGTCATCAGGCTCCGCCCGCCGCCAGGTAAACAGGGAAATCACCACGGCGCGGGTCAGCGGATCCAGCGGTGCGCTGGCGCAGGTGCGTTTACCGTTCACCGTCAGCCACAGTTCCATCATGCCTCCATCGCTTTATCAGGTTTGTCGGTGTTACTGCCCTGACCGTTCTCTCTGTGACGATGCCCGTTATAGGCAAGCCGCATCGCTGACATGGTGGTGCCGCCGGAGTCGCACAGGTCTTTCACCTGTCCGGTCACTTCAAGGTCCATTTCAAAACGTGCTTCAGGTGCATTGCGAAACGTGATCGTTTTACCTGCACCGTCCACCACGATCCCCTCCCGGGTCAGCGTCACGGACTGCCCCTGATCGTCATAGACAGCCACCTCACCCGTCTGCAGCCCTTTCAGGCGGTAGCGCCGGTCCGACACCGTAACAACCACCGCATGAGAACGGTCGCCATCCGGAAACAACACCACCGCTTCCGCACCGCTGTTTGCCCTTGCGGTAAAACCGTAGGGTTCAAGATGTTCAACCCCGGCTTTGGGTTCACCGGCAATCAGGGACACATCCACGGTCTGACATTTCGTGGCGGCACTGATGCTTTTCACCACGGCCCGCCCAATCAGGCCGAGGAGTTGTCGCTGCATGGCTTCAATCGCCCTCATCAGAACGGGTCCTCCTGTACTCTGGCTTTTTTCTTTTTCCGCGCGCCGGGATCTTCGGGTTCAGGCAGATAAGCATCAGGCGGGCCGACACGGATTTCCGTCAGGGTGCCGTTCTGGTCCTGAGTAAACGTGACTTCCGAAACAAGCAGTTCGGTATTGTCGAAACCACAGACCGGATCGAAGACAATCACCCGCTGGTTGGGCTGCCACAGCGTACCGTTACCCTGTCGCCAGCCCTGCACCACATAAGTGGTTTCATCCGTCCGCGCCGCCCGTTGTCGGGCTTCAAAGTCAGCACGCGCAATACAGCCTGCCCCCGTGGCCTGCCCTGTCTGCCTGATATACATCGGACGGTAACGGGCAATAAATGCGTCCTCTGTGCGGGCCCGCAGCGCAGTTGTGGTGGCCTCACCGAAATCATCGTCGTTTCCGGCACGCTGCCCCGCCACCTGGTAAACAGAAAACCGCTCCCGGATACTCTTCTCCGTATCGCAGGAAAGGATGTTTTCCCCAAGTACCAGCGCGGTATGTGCCCGCGTTGAGCCAATACCGCCAATCACCAGCCTGCCGTGCGGGTCGTCGTAAGCCAGTGCCTGCTGCTGACCGAGTATTTTGTTGATTACCTCAATCACCGTTTCACCGTGATCAGGCTGGACATCAGGAATAACACCCGACGGCGCACCGCTGTTCACCACCTCAATGCCGAAAGGCGCAGCAAGCGCCTGCGCAATCTGTACCAGCGATCGTCCGTTAAACTGTGTCGGTTCGGCTGCACAGTCAATCAGGTCAGCGGTCAGACTGCGTCCGGCAATACCGGTGCTGACCGAACGGGCATCGTAACGAACGGGCGTCGCCTCCACCCAGCCGGTGATCACCAGCTCATCACCAATCAGCACCTCCACTTTTGAACCGTTTTTAATGCGCGGCTGAAGCGTGGTAATCCCCTCATCTCCCGGCCACTGGCGGGTGATCTCCACACTGAAATCCCGCGCCAGCCGTTCAATACCGGCACCGATGCGCACTGATGTCCAGCCATTCCAGTCCCGGCCATTTACCCGTAGCGTGACATTGTCGTTCATTGCACTGGCACCTTCAGAGGGATCACCGGCACAAAGCCGGGATGCGTAATGGCATTACGCCGGATAATGTCCGCGTCACGCGCCGCGTTATCAAACCAGGTCGCCGCCAGCACCAGCGCGGGTAAAACCTCATCCGGTGTGCGCTGAATGATCCGTGCAGACTGTTCAAGGCGCGTGTTGATATCCGCATTCAGATCTGCTTTCACCCGGCGCAGCGCCAGAAACAGCGCATCACTGGTTGTACGGGACAACTCCTTATCAATTGCCGTATTCAGTGTGTCGCGAATGTCAGTCAGTTCTTCCCACGTCGGCAGGTCAACCGTGTTTTTCACCGCCGGTACATTGTTTAGTGCCGGATGCGTGACGGAAGGCCAGCCAGTGCTCTGCGCGGGTGTTGTTGCCTGCCCCACTGCGGAATTCTGCATCACCGCGGAAATTGTTGGCGCAGGCAATCGGGTGACGGCATACGCCGCTTCGCTGATTGCGGTCGTACGAAGGGTGCTGGCAACCACGTTACGCTGCTGCGTCGCCGTGGCGGTGGTTTTACTGTCCGTTTTCCAGACGCCGCGCGGTTGCAGATCGCTGCCGAGGCTGACACCGGAAAGCGTTTTGATCATGGTGACCAGGTCGCTGGCGTTACCATAAAGGCGTTTCCCGGTACGCCACATTTTCTGCACCTGCTCAACGAAATTTTTGCCTGACGATGGCGGCGGCAGAAGTACCGAGATATCCCCCTGCAACAGCCTGGCGGCATCCGATACGGCAGAATCCACCACTTTCATCGCATCAGAAACATACCCCAGCATTATGCTGGCATTACCGATAACGTCGTTCTGCACGAAATCCGCCACGCCATCGATACTGAAACCGCTGAAGCTGTCACTGATGCAGTCATCCAGTGCAGAACAGGATGACATCAGCGTCTGCGCCGTCGCCGCACCTGAAGTGGGGTAAGAGAGTTCTCCCGCTTCGACAAACTTCAGGTCAAAGCGGACAATACGCCCTTCACTCTTCGATGTGCTGACCCGAACTTCTCCGTCAACACAGACTTTCAGCTCACCGTATGTCGGATGGACAAACGTGCCGGGACCGGGTTTATTCAGCGCGTCAATCAGGCGATCGCGCTGGTCAAAGCAGTCATCTCCCACCACATAAGCTGTGATGGACGGGCGGAAAGTGATTTTCCCCAGGTCTTCGGTATAGGGTTTGTCGCGGTTCGGGTATTCATGTGTTTCCACACGGCGACCGGTTCCCGCACTTTCTTCTTCAACCTTAAACGGCACGCCGCGAAATGACGCGTCCTGAAGCCTGTCTTTCCACGTCATATACACTCCGAAAATAAAAAAGCCACCTATTAGAAGGTGGCCTTGTAATGAATTTTATTAATTAGCGAGTCAGAAACAACGAATCTTTATACTTTTGCTGTTGTTCATTTAAATACTTAGCTGTTTCATCGCTGGCAAATGGAAATATTACCGTATTTTTAGGCATGGTAATTTCTTTTTTGTCCAGCGTCAGAGTAAACATAGGAACATACTGAGCAGAGTAACGCACCGCAGAAACGAGCTCTAGTTTAGACTCTTCAATAACACTTAAATTATCCAGGCTAACTTTCTCTTCATCTTTTTTCTTTGACGCATTTAAAGTTTTTATTACTTTATTTAATTTCTCCTGAAAATCCTCCTTAAAGTTTTCAGGATTGCCGTCGACAACAAGAATCTGTTCACCCTGATTATCTGGAAAAATAATCTTTGCACTTATCAATTTATTTTCTTTATAAACATCACCAAGTTTTATGGCTCCTCCAGACAACTGAATAATATGTTCATCTTTAAAGGAGATGTTGCCAGAGATTATGAGAGATGAAAAAATAGCCGCTGCTCCAAGAATTACACTTGCTGTGATATAGCCTTTCATTTTTTGCCTATTAACATTTTTCTAAATGTGCATTAATTCTATCACTCTATTTATGACTTACAACCAGCAATACATGTGAGGGGAATTCTGGCTACCAAAATCGGGTATAGCCAACATCGTGATTTATATCAATGCCACTGGAGCGTGTTTCCGTAACCCGCATACCTGGTGGCATATTTATAAATGATACCTTGATCTCACCATCAACTTTTGGCGCGGTAGCTTTATTAATCATGAAGGGATTCGGGCCTGTGGCATCGGAGGCGTTGTTTGCCTGAGCCGGATCCACCGCCGGATAAGGAGTGTATCCCCGTGCCGGTATTCCCGTCCCATAAGCATCATAAGCACCCGCGCCCCACTGCGCCGAGTTAATGGTATCGACCGTGTCACCGGAACTGTCGGTAAACCATTCAATAATTGGCTTCAGCTTGTCCCACATATCCTGAAACCACTTAACAACCGGCCCCCAGTTATTGATCACCATCCCCAGCGGCGACCAGGCAAAAACTTTCTTAAGGAGTTCCCAGCCGGCCTCAAAATAAGGACCAATGGTTTCCCAGAGTTTCTTAAAATAAGGTCCGACAACATCCCAGTTAGTGATAATTAATCCCGCAGCCAGGGCTATCGCCGTCGCAATCATGCCAATCGGCGTCATCGACATGATCCTGCTGACAATACTGATGGCACCGCCAACGCCCATCAATCCCAGTTTCAGAATCGCAAGACCGGCAGCAAGCCCGACGACGCCGCGAATAACCCGGGGATTTTCATCCGCAAACTTCGTGAATTTCTCCCCCAACTCCCCCAGCCATTGCGTGATATTTTTAGCGTCACCAGAAAATGCGCCGCCAATAGCTGCAAGACCGTTAGTTGCGGTCCCCGTCATTGCCTCCCACAGGTTGGACAGCGTACCAAGCTGTGCCTGAACACGTTTATTCAGGCTGGCCTGTTTATTCATCTTCTGCTGGATCTGATCGTAACCATCCTTTCCTTTATCGATCAGAGCATTGACCACCTGAAGGGTTTCGGCATCATCACCAAATATTGCCTTAAGTACACCTGTTCGCTTAACGTCGGTCAGTTTTCGCAGCTTTGCCAGTTGCTTAAACATGTTATCAAGACCGCCAAAACTCCCTTTGCCGTCAGTAAAATCGAGCTGCACTCCGAGTTTCTGGCGGGCCATGACTTTATTGACGTCCCTGATTTTCTTAACGCTTAATCCGGACTGGATAACTTTTCGCAGGGCATTACCTGCCGACTCCCCGTTCATCCCCATCTGATCCATCATGACGCTGATAGGGGCAAGGCTCTGTGCAGCCTGAAGACCGTCCTTATTCACCATCTTCAGAACAGAACTGGTTTTAGTGAAGAAGGACAACATGTTGGTATCGTCAACGCCCAGATAAAACGCCTTCTGGATAGTGTCGAACAGCCCCATCATGTCTTCTGAGGCCGTTCCGGTAGCATCCTGCATCTTTGCTGCAAACTCAGCAGCCGCTTCCGGTGTTTTTTTCAGTTGTACCGCAAGATAAGCTGTCGCTTTACCCACACCACCCAGGATGTTTTCTGCCGGGATCCCCTGACGCACCAGCATCTGCATCATGTTCTGGAAATCAGCCGTTGTACCGGGTAGCTGGTTACCCAGGCCAATAGCCAGTTTATTGATGTCCTGAAAGCGCTTTCCAACCTCGCCGTTCGCATCCATCATGGCGACTTTCAGCCCGGTAGCGGCGTTTTCCTGATCGGCATAAGATTTCAGGGAAAGCGTCAGCCCCGCTGCCAGTCCGCCACCAAGCGCCAGCCCACCCTGTGACGCTTCTTCCGCCTGGCGTTTAAATCCCCGGATTTTCTTTTGCATTTTCGACAGCGCGGGAGAAAGCCTGTCGACACCGGTGATCAACGCCTTAAGCTCAAATTCAGCCATGTGTGCGTTTCTCCTGCTCTATCCTGTTTGCCTGACTGACCAGCAAGGGAATTTCACTGATCGGCATATTCAGCAATTCGAAGGGATTAATGCGCCAGTAGCTGGCGCAGTCAAAGAAGCGATCAGTGAGGTATTCAGCCGTCAGGCCTGGAGGAAAAAACCAGCCACAAGCCACGCCGCTGCATTCAGGTCTGCCGGAGACATCTGGTCGACAGAGCTTTGCGGCACTTTCGCCAGCCGCACAATGTATTTCGACACCACATGCGCCAGAAGTCTGACGGACTCATCCTGATTCATCTGGTAGGGATACCCCAGCTCGCGGACATCCTTCCCGGTGGGTTCATCAAACTCCAGTACGGAGAGTGTCTCGCCATGAGCAATAATCGGTTTCTTTAACTCAAGCTCTTTCATTACTGGTAATCCCCTTCTTCACCGTGGAACTCAAGATCAACCGTGCCTTCTTCGGCATTATGGTTCGCTTCGCCGTGCAGCCAGGCAGACGACAATACATAGACCTGACCGTTCGCCAGCTCGGCAGTGATGGTCATCTCAACAGACGAGGTGATTTTGCTCACCGGAAAATTCTTCGGCACCTTGAAGGTTCCTTTGACATAAGGCGCGCGGTGAGTTTCCTTGCGGTCCACTGAACCATCCAGACCGATGATGTCATCGTTAACCGTTTTGTTCATGGGCACCTCAATGCCGCCGGTCAGCGATAGCTGCTGACCGTCAATTTTGAAATAACAGGTTCCCCCGATACGGGCCATTATGCAGACTCCTCTGAATACTGAAGACGGAACTGGTTAACCACGGCAAAGACACGCAACTGGTTAACATAGTCAGGCGGGAACAGCGTGTTCAGGCGGTTCGGATCGCTGGCATCACGCTCCACAATCAGGTACTGCTTGAACAGTTCGTAGTTTTCCACGATCCCCGCACGCTCGAGCTGACGGTAGGTTGCCAGCAGTTCCCCTTTGATCACCGCCGGGGTGACAATCGCCTGACCGGGACCAAAGCGGGTACCGTCACTGGCAAGCTTGTGACGCCCGTACTTACTGGTAATGACGGATTTCAGTTTGCGCAGTACATACGCGCTGGTATGCAGCGTCTCGCTGTCGAGGTAGCTGTTATCCGCAACACCGTAAGCGTTTTTCCTGTACGTGGTGACATCACGCTGAATGCGCAGCACCCCGCTTTCGACATACGCCGTTGCCACGCCATGAGACAGCAGGGTCTGTTGTTCGGTCATCGTGAACCGTTTCCCCTTCGGCGCAGGCAGCATACCCACCAGCTCACCGGTCTGCGTGGGACGTGCCGGATCGTTGCGAATAAACACCGCTGCGCGGGCGGTACGGCTTGCCGCCAGCTCGTCGGCAGGCGTCTGGGTCTCTTTTTCGTATCCCGCCAGGGTAATGTGCTGCTGGTTAAACTGGTCACCTGCGGTCACCAGTTCTGACAGCGTGCCGATCTTTGCCGTATACACATGACCATACAGCTGACGCGCATAGCTCCAGCGACCGCTGGTATCGTTCATCTCGGTCACCAGCGTGTTAACGGAGGCCGTGTCGTTGAACGGCAGGCCGATATAATCAAACGGCTCATCCGCCATTGCAGCCACCGCGCCGGTGAGAACAGGAGCGCCCGTTCCGGCGGTACCCGTCGCCACGGCAATCTGTACGCCCGCTGGCAGCACTTCGCCCCCACCAAAGCCGTAGTAATTGAGGCTGACAGGAATTTCATTCCCGCAAAGCCCCTTATGACGCGCGGTCAGTGTGACCACGCCTGCCGAAGATGAGGCAGTAAACGGCAGGGTCGGAACGGCATTGATGGCATCTTTGATACTGCTGGCAATCGTCGCGACGTTATCGCCGTTGGTCACCGGTGCCTGCACGCGGGTACGTCCCACATAAACATTCACCGTGCCGGTTTCGGTTGCCGCGCCGGTCACCGTCAGCGTAACTGTTGCCGCCGCGCCCGTGGATTCAGGAACGGCAATCACATACAGTTCACCAAACGGGTCGGTCTGGCGATAAGCCTCGACCATACGCGCCAGCTGACTTCCCGCACCACAAATCTGGCGTGCATAGTCTGCCGATGGCATCAGCACCAGACTGTTGGCAACAATCTCTGCACCGTTATTGGCATGACCAATCAGCAGCGATGCTCCGCTGTCCTGTGCAGTATTCGCCGCCGAGTTATCCATTTCCGCATAAAAAATCGGAACCAGCGTATTCGACGGAATGGTGTTAAAGCTTATCGTCATCGGTATTCACCTTTTTATTCACGCGCCGGATATCACCCGCTGCTTCACGGCGCAGCCAGTAGTTGTTCTCATCAACATTTCGCCCCTCGGCGGGCAAAAGGTCGCCGCGGGCAGGGTCAGGAACTGACCGCCCTTTAACAGGTTTCACAAACATGAAGATTCTCAGGAAGGAAGGGTTATTTCGGTGTGATGTTCGATATCGCCGTCAGGCCCGTTACCGGGATCGAGATAATCAACATCAATCGCCAGCGTTCGCAGTTCATCCAGACTGTTCAGGTCATCCTGCTGGCGGGTATCGTCTTCGGTCAGCTCGCTGATGACCGAAAAATCGAACTGATAAATCAGCTCATGACGATTCAGATCCAGCAGCGTGCCGCCGTCATAGGTAATCGGGTTACCGCACGCTTCCGGGTTCCAGCCCAGCAGAGCCTTAAAGAGCATCTGCCGGACATCGTCCACCACATCATACGAGGCAAACTGACCGCGCTCATCACGCCCGTTACTCAGTATGACAACCACGGAGAAGCCCTCTTTCAGCTCCTGCCAGTAGTCGGTCTGGCTTTTGTTTTCTCCCGGAGAGTCATCACCCGGTACCACATACGCCGCCGGGAGTCTCAGCTTTCCGACCTCCGGCAGATTTTTGAACTGTGCCGCGCCTGCCACCCGGTTTTCAAAATACGGGCAGCGGGCACGCAGTGCAGCAATAACAGGCGTCAGTTTCATCTGTGTCGTCGCTCCGGCTTCAGTGATTTACGCAATTCCCGCGCCAGAAAATAGCGTGTCCAGCTGCGGTTCTTTTCAAGCGTTTCCACCATAAAGTTATTACGTGGAGCCAGCCGCCAGCCGCTGCCACCGGATGCACCACGATGATGACTACGACGACGTTTTGCTCCTCCCCGGACACCAAAAAACAGAAACGCCGGATAGAAGTCACCAGAGATCATCCGGTTCCCCTTCCCGTTGCGCTGGTTAGGGGCAATGCGTGTCATAAAACCGGCTCGCTTTTTACTGGCTCTCGGCACCATGTAACCAATCGAACGAGCCAGGCGTCCGGTCTGATAACCGGGGTTTTCACCCGGTGCCGACCGCGCACGGCGCATCACCAGCCGACGGGCATCACGCATATGACGCTGCCCAATCGTGACAAACGCCCGCCGGACACGGGCGCGGTTAAAGCGCATCTCCGCGGGCTGCTGAACATCAACGTGAAAAAAGGGAGTCGCCATTGCTGCCTCCGTGACTCTGCGTAAATTCGCCCAGTTCCGTACACTCCAGCAGCAGAAAGCGCCGCGCCCCGTTCAGATCGCGCTGACGTTTCACCCGGTACACACTGTCATCACAGACCACCTCATAATCAGCAGTGATCCCCCGGCGGTAGCGAATGGTGATGTAATGGGTGATGGCGTCTCCGGTCTGCGCGGTTTCCTGCCAGGTGGTGGCACTGGTCTGGATAACCTTCGCCCATGCCCGGAACGCAACCGGGTATTGAGGCTCCACGCCAAAGTTATCCGCGGGCATATCCACCCGCTGGCGGATCAGGACGCGTTTATTCAGTTCGCCGGGGTCCGGCAGAATGTAGGTTGCGCTGGTCTGCGCCTGACGAATTTTCATAGTGGTATAAGGCGATAAGGAACAACCAACCAGTTAAAACTCATTGGCAACTCCATTTTCTCAACGTCTGTAACCGTTGAGCGGTTTTCGTAGAAATGGCTGACAAGTAGCAGAAGCGCCAGCTTCACATCATCAGATATCACAAGCCCATCAGGATCATCCGCAGGCCTGTCATCTGCGGTTGCATACAACTTACGGTTAAGGAAGTTTTCCGTACGACTCTGAGCGGCCTTACCAAGCAGTTCAAGCAACTCATCTTCATCAGAGAAATCATCATCCAGACGGAGCTGAAGCTTAATCTCTTCCATTTTTAACAGCATAAAACCTCCTGTGCCCGCCAGAACGCGGGCACAAAAAAACCGCATTACGCGGCGTGCTGTATTACGTAAAAAGACTAATCAACCACCAACGCTACCTTTCCCCACCAGCGCTTTAATGGCAGAGGTGTCTTCCAGGATACAGTCAAAACGATGGAAGGCCAGAAAACCGGTCTGATCATATTCCGCGTAACGCTCAACCAGACGTTTAAGAATCATGTATCGCACACGACGGATAATGAAGCGATCAAAGTCACCACAGAACATGAATTTTTTACCCGCCCCGATATCATCAATTTCCTGATCAATGACATACGGTACATTCAACACTGAAGCAGGTGCCACACCAACAATATCCGGCAACCATAAAGGGCGTCCCTGACCGTCTTCCATCTCACTGATCAGTTTCAGCGTATTATCGTTAAACGCCAGGCGGAATTTCGGCCCGCGACGATATGCAGGATCAATGCTGTGTTTCAGAGCCAGAATTTCCTGCCACTTCACCGTATTTGCCGCGGCAGTCTGGGTTGTGCCGGTCACAGATGCGACCAGCCCTTTGGGTTGTTTAGGCGTACCAGCACCAGTTCCCTGAATCAGATAACGGGCTTCACCACGACCAATACGTTCAGCAATGCGACGGGCAAGATAAGCTTCCATATCGATCGCGCTGTCCTGCAGCAACTCATTAGACACACGAATGATTTTCGATGTCATTTTGAGCGCCCCAAGACTTCCCATACCGAAATCGGTGTCTTCTTCACCGGCTTCTTCATTTTCGCCCAGCAGAACACCAACTTCGGAAGTACCATCAGCTGTTGCCCACTCCATAGTGCGACCGTCAGAAGTGGTCAGAATCTGCGCCACACTGGCGATGCCACCGTAGGATTTCATCTTCTCAACAACTTTCGCCAGGAATGTTTCTGGTACGGTATATCCGCCCTTTTCATCCTGAGCTACCCCCTGGGCACGAAGTTCACGCAACGCCTTTCGTTCTTCTGATGTCAGCTCACTGGCACCGTGACGCATCCACTTATCAAAAACCTGAGCTCGTTTCTCATCATGTTGCGGATTGTTTTCCGGATCAAGATTCTGACGCTGCTCTTCCTCATTGCTTTCAATGTACGCCTGATCCTGACGACGCAGTTCTTCTTCGCGTGCAATTCGTTCATCAAGCGCTTCCAGTTCGGATTTTGCTTTGTTCCACTCAGTGCGCTGCTCTTCCGTCCATGCGTTATCACCAATTTTTTCATTCAGGGCGCGCATGTCAGTTGCGATAGTATTACGTTTCTGTTTCAGTTCATGCAGTTTCATGATGTTTCCTTTACGCGTTAAGAAGGGTCAGGACGCGTTCACGCGCCATACGTTGATTAATGGCTTTCTGTAGCGCGCCACTGTTGCGCGCCTCCTGCCATGCTTTCATGGAGCGAACAGCCGAGTCAGCCTCCTGATAGGCAGGATATGTCACAGGACTGACATCCAGCAGACGGGAAAAGCGGGTTATCTCGCGAATAACAACCCCGTCCTCATCCTGATACCACTCCTCACCGTCACGGGCGACACGGAAAGCGAAAGATGACTGGTTAATATCTCCACGTTGCATCGGGGCCAGCACCAGATCACGAATGGTCTGTGTCTCCGGAGCCTGGATGTCATAGCGTAATCCGCGCTCATCAACTGAAAGATTCAGCGTGCCTGCTGCACTACGCCCAAGAATAAAATTAGGATCGTGGTTAAACAGTGCGCGTACATCATCACCAAGCACATCGTCAAAAGCGCCGGGCCGGATGATTTCGCGGAATGAACCGAATATCAGCTCAGAACGACAGTCAAACACCGATCCATAACCGATAATGTGCGCCGGGTTATCGTCATGCCGCTCAGCACGCACCTCACCGCTGTAACAACGGATTTCACGGTCATTCATTGGTTTTTCCCTCATCGTTTTTTGGGGGCTTAAAATCTCCTGCCGGGTTAGCAGCATTCACGCTTACCAGCATCTCATCCAGCCCTTCAACCGGATTCATATCCTCGAATGCGCGGGCCTCATTACGGCTCATCCATCCATCGGTAATAGCGAAGTGATAGAATTGCGCGCGCTCCTGCGGAGTTCCGCGTAAAAGCCCCGTCAGATTGAACCTGACGTAATACCCGGCGGCTAACTCAGCGCGGGTAAACAAGCGACGGTTAAGCTCCTGCTCCCAGTTCGTCACCCACGGCATCATCGTGTAGCGGACAAACTGAATCGCCTGCGCAGAAATATTGGAGAAGGTGGCTTTTTCGAGGTCATTAATCATGTGCGCAGGAATATTGAAAATACCGGCGATCATTGAACGGTTCAGCTTCATCATGTCAATGATCTGAGCGTCAACTGGCGACACAGTCAGTGCCTTGTAATCCAGATCGGCTGGCAGCAGCATGGTTTTGTTTTCCTGGCGGCGTAACGCCTGCGATGCCTTCTGCCACTGATCTTTAAGCCAGCCCCAGCTTTCCTTATTGAGTCCGCTTTTAACGGATACTATCCCCGCCGGACGGGCATTACCGCTGAAGAAGCTTTCTGTGTACTTCTGACCGCTCATCCCCATGCCTATTGTTTCGGCATGTTGTATAATCGGACTCAGCCCCATCTTCTGATTATTACCCAGCGCACGGATGTGGATCATATCGTCCGGACTGATCGCAAACGCCCCATATTCGTTGTACAAACCGTAGGTATATCGGCCACCAGTATTCATCAGCGTCGTTTCCCACGGCATACAGCAATCCAGGGATATGACTTCACCGCGACGATTACGTTTCACCCAGGTATACCCATTCCCCCAGCCAAGGATGTGACGTTGCTTCAGTTCGCGCCATTTGTAGCTGGTTTGCCAGGTATTGGGCTCATCATGAACCAGATAAAACGCAGGATGATCGCGTGCGGGTTCAACCTTCCCCTTGTACCTGCGCATAACATGCAACGGCATCTGGGCAAGGCTGGAAGACAGGACATAGATACAGGAATACACCGCGGCCAGTTTCATCGCAGTCTCAGGACTGACATAAACGTCTGCCCGGAACAGCCCATCAGTATCAACGGCATCCCCGATTATCGGGGTGGAAGGATTCTCCAGTGATTTACTTCTGAACAGAGCATCAAGCAGCACGCGTCCCCCTTCTGGCCATAGCCAGTGCGCCCACCAGCAGTAAAGCACCGGACAAAATCAGAGCCGGAGCCATACCAAACTGCAGGTAAACCCCGCACGTAAGCAGGCCAAAACCAGCCAGCCCGATAACATCAGCAATTAGTGATTTCATAGAATTAAGAGATCATCGTCCGGATCAAGAGATGAGAGGAAATCGTCAGGTTCTTTGAGCATTGCCCGACCGATCGTCATAATCAGTGCAACCGCACCATCGATTTTGTTTTCCGCCTGCTCCTTGACGGGCTTCACTAAATCATCGTTACCTGGCATGTTTTTGCCGACCACATTGCCGATACACCAGGTCATGATGGGATTGCCGTCATGATGAAAGCGTCCCGATTCAATCGCTGCTTCCAGCTCTTTCATAGGATCGGACATATTGGCGAAGTTCTGGACGATAGTGACGGGATTCAGATCTTCATCAGCAAGGTCATGTGACAGCCCGGTCGCCCCGAAGGGGTCGATGGGTGACTCACTGACCGGGCTGATTTTGTTCGCCGCTTTGGCCTCTTCGAGGATGTAGCGATAATCCACCTCTGCACCATCGGTAACGGTCAGGACGCCCATTTCCACCCATTTCTGAAAGCGTTCGGCTGTCCGTCTATCTTCATTTTTCTCGACGCTGTACACCGTGTCATACGGTACCCAGAAGCGCGGGGCCACACTGTAGTAATGCGTTTTACCGTCAATCTCGCGGGTATAAAGTCGCGCCATGCTGTTCATATCCAGCTTACGCGCCAGGTCAAAGGCCAGAATGCACGGCTGCCCCTCGAACTGCTCAAGGGTCAGTGATTTATCCTCGCAGCTCTGCCAGCTCACCAGGTTGAAATACGCCGAACGTGCCGACACCCAGATATTGAGGTGTTTTGTCTTAAAGACGTTTGCCAGACGGGCGTTATTTTTCGCACGCTGCTGCTGACTTAACAAAAATTCGCGATAAACCGACACGCCAATATTTGGATTGGCTTTTTCCAGCACCTGCGGGTCGGTCCAGTCGTCACCTTCATCAACGGTATAGATGATCCCGAACAGTTCATCGTTAGGCACCGAGCCGTTGAGCATCTCGATGACTTCCCGCCGCTTGTCGTAGCACGGCCCCTCAATGTTGTACCCGGCGGTGGTGATGGCCCACATCAGTGGCTGACGTCGCGCCCCCATCCCGGTAAGCATTGTGGTATAAAGCGCATCGGTGGCATGCTCGTGATATTCATCAACCACGGCACAGTGGGGTGATGAACCATCACCGGGGTTGCCGATCAGCGGTTCAAACCGCGCGCCATCCTCCGGACGGTTCATGTTTGAGGCGTTAACCTCAATCCCGAACGCTTCCGTCAGCATGGGTGTGCGTTTACACATCAGTCGCGCCGGGCGAAAGACTTCCCACGCCTGTTTCTCTGTCGTGGCACCGGAATACACTTCCGCGCCAAACTCGTTATCACAGGCAAAACAATACAGGGCAACACCGGCAGAGATTGCTGATTTGCCGTTCTTACGGGGGATTTCGGTATACACCTCCCGGAAGCGGCGCAACCGGGTGCCTTTATTGACCCAGCCAAACGCACAGCAGATCACAAATAGCTGCCACGGCTCCAGCGTGATGGGCATCCGTTTGAATGCCCACTCACCCTTGGTGTGCGGCAACAGCTGAATAAATTTCGCGGCCCGTTCAGCCAGGTCCTTGTCGAAGCGGTAACGAAACGACTTACTTTTTTCCGCCATCAGGTCATCAAGATGGCGCTGGCAGGCCTGAATCACAAACTGGCAGGCAACAATCTTTCCGCGCACGACATCCCGGGCATACTGATTGGCAGCATTTACGTTGGGGTAAGATTTCCGGCTCATGACTCGATGATTTTCAGAAACGGGTTAGTGGCTTTCTTCTGCCCCGCCAGGCCAATCAGACGCTGGCGGCTGCTGGGGTCGAGTCCGAGCATTGCCCCCGTGCTGCTCATCTCGGACTCCTGTTCTTTCTTGGCGGTCAGCTCCGGGTTTTTGACCATACCGCCCATTGCACCGGTAATGGTGTTGCCCTGGCTGGCAATATTTTTCACGGCACGTCGCCAGAACTCATAGGCCACGCACCACCGCTCAAGCACCGCGAGGTCAGTCACGCACAGCAGGCCCTGACCGCAGAGTTCTTTGGTTGTCAGTTGCCACATGATCGTGGCGAGAGGGAGATCTTCTTCAGCGAACCACTCCGGTGGCTCAACACCTTTGATGGGCGTAAAAACAGGTTCATCTTTATTCAGGGCTCGCTTGCCGGGGTTTCCGGCCAGCGCCTTGCGCGCCGTTGGCTTGGGGCGACGCCCGGAACGCCCCGCCGTTCCAGCCATATGCGGCACTCCTGGTTAAATTTCATTTTTCGCGGGTATAAAAAAACGATGGGGCGGGCAGTCCGGAAGACGTCAGGTCACAGAGATTTGACCCGCCCCTCCCCTCAGACAGTTGAGAATTATGATCACTTTAGCCGTTCACGGGCCGTCTTCGCCTTATGGCACGGCCAGCACAGGCTCTGCAGATTGCTGTCGGCATCTGTGCCGCCATGCGCTTTAGGGATGATGTGGTCAACAGTTTTCGCCTCACGCACCACACCAGCACGCAGACATAGCTGACACAGGCCTTTGTCACGCTTCAGGACACGCACGCGGATAACATCCCACTTCGAACCATAACCGCGCTGATGACGAGATTGTCCTGGCTTGTATTGCTTCCAGCCTTCGCTTTTATGGCTTTCGCAGTAGCCTGACGGGTCCGTGGTTGTAGAGCGGCAGCCGCGAACACGGCAGGCTTTTGGGATTCTAGGGGGCATATAAAAAATTTATAATAAGTAAAATAATAAAGAAAAATACTCAAAGGCAATTATCTTGACTCAAATACAAATCTAGAAGAGATGAGCTTATCAAGCATTTTCATAAGTAAATCCTTACTCTCACCACCATTTATATATTTATTAAAGTTAGACTCGAACTCATGCCAAACTTTTTCTAACTCAGTATTATCAAATAAGTGCTCTGTCGCAAACCATGAAGACTGGCAACAATCGAAAACACTCAAAAGTTCATCAAATCTTTTAACATTCTCTTCTCCCAACTCAATTTGCTGACTAATAAGATCTACATCTTTAAATAGCCATTTCGCAATAACTTGCTCTCGTTCATCATTGAGTTGCTCGGGGTCAATATTGACAGGCATAAATAATAGAGCTGTCTTTAATTTCTTTAATGCATTCCTAAAATCTATTTTTACTTTTGTTTTCTCTTGTTCCCGCCACGTAAACAATGCCTTGAACGCCAAAAACAAAGTAACAATAGTAGCTCCAGCACTCACCCAAGATGCAATCATTGCCCAACAAGCCCACTCAGCAGCAGCACGGTTTGCTACAAGTGTCTCATATGCAATATAATTTTCGTTCATTTTTACCTCACTGTTAATAGTGAGAGTATTGTAACTAAAAGCATAATAACTAGAACAGTCAAATAATAATATTTCACCTAATGAATATTATTATTCAAATGCAGATTGTACTTTTGCTCTCCTAACCTACGAAGATCAGACTTATCACGGTTACATAGCCCCAGTGCTGATAGCAGACTTACATTCAAACTAAGACTATCCCCATAAGTCAGAGGATTGGGTATAACTGGCTGTGGAGTTTCAGCGAGCAGGTTCGTCGGTAACGGCATTGTTGGAACCTGCACGTATACTGTCCGCGTACTTCCGCAACCGGTCAGCAGCGACATCAGGCACAGGGCGTGAAGCACAATCATCATCCGCAACAGCCACTTTGATATCTTCCTGGGCTCTCTGTGACTCCAGTGCGATCTGCTGTTTTGCATGCTGGTTAGCCTCCAGAACTGTATTGACGATTTGTAGTGATTGCAGGACGTTATTGGTAATGGCAGTTGCTGATTCAGCATTTCGTACAGCCTCATCAGCACGTTTCTTTTCGTACTGATATTTGCTGTAGTAGTGGTTGGCCGACCAGATGAAAGAACCAATGACAGTAACGAAGAAACCAGCGATAACCAGCTTATAGCTCAGCTTCATTTACCACCCCACCAGCCTCTTTAAACCGGGCAATCAAATCACCGATTTTATGTTCATACTGACCATAACCTGCACCGGGTAACGACGCCCAGATATTGCTGCAACGGTCGATAGCCTGACGAATATCACCGCGATCAATCATCGGTAAAGCGCCACGCTCTTTAATCTGTTGCAGTGCCACAGCATCCTGGCTTTTGGGGGAGAAGTCTTTCAGAGCAAGCTGCTTACGGTAGGCATCCCACCAGCGTGAAAGAAGCTGATAACGTCCGGCGGCTGTTGATTTGAGTTTGGGGTTTAGCGTGACAAGTTTGCGAGGGTGATCAGAGTAATCAGTAAACAGTTCGCCGCCAACAATAACATCATAACCGTGATTACGTGTCGGTTGTCGCCCGTTATCCGTTCCTTCTGACCATGCCACCATATCGAGGAAAGCTTTACGCTGGGAATTTAGTACCTGCATAAATTACTCCTTAGAGCCACCAAACTTATTACCGATTACACTCATTGCAGCCCCACGAATAGCATCGACACCGATCAACCCAACGCCACCACCAATGGCAACAGAAAGAGATTTAGGCCATCCGACATACTCAAGAGCGGATGCAAAAGTCAGCGTCAGAGCACCACAGAGCAAAATCTCGAGCGTTTTTCGTTTCCAGCCCCCACCACCGCCAAAATATGCAATGCGCAAGCCAGCCATAACAATCGACATAATCACTGCGCCCAGCGGTGTGTCTCCACGCCACCAGCTCTGGACCAAGTCCAGCCAGGTATTTGGGTTATGAGGCATTTCGTCATCTCTCACCTCGCGATATTTGCGGGTACTGTGAAATAAAAAAGCCGCCAATTATTTGGCGGCTTTCAATAAAAAAGAAAATGTTATCGGGGAAGGTGTTGCTTTGGTCCTTCCCAACTGAAGGAATTAAAAACTTTTTGGATTAAATTTTGCAACTTTGCCAAAGACTCTGTCGAAATATCTACTTCACCATAATAGCCATCAGCCATAGTGCACCCAAATTTAGTTCCGAATAAGTTATTCAACATCAATGCCCCCTGAGGTGCAACAACATGAATATTATTTACAGGTTTGAGTTTTATTGGCTTTGGTTCTTTCTCTGCACCAAGCCCACGAACTCTGTCTTCCATGTGTTGAGCTGAATTCCTTACCTTTCTTAAATCCGGAAAGTCTTTAGAAAGCTGTTCATGCAATTTTTTAATGTTCTCTGGCGCGCCATTTTCTTTTGAAATTACCTTTAAAAATTTATCAATAGCATCCAAAGCGTAGAGAAATGATTTTGCATGTAAGAAGATCAATCTGTGTTGATGAGACAACGGATATTCACCGTTATTCCATTTTTCTCTTTTTAGACGTAGCTCGACCTCTGAAAAAACCTGTTCTGAATATTCATAAGGTTGATAACCAAACTCTTTACGAACCAGCATTTCCAGTGCTTGTCGTTTCTGTACATCAGCTTGCCATGTCTGAGAAATATTATCGAATTTACTGTTATTCTTAGTTCTTTCCTGTTCGAATAAATTTAATGCTACATTAGCATCATAAAATGCAGTTTCTAAATGGGACAATAAGTTATTAAACGTCCATTCTAACTCTCTGTTTTCAAACTTAAGATTACTGCCTGGCTTGATTAACTCAAAAACATACATTTTTTCGACCCCTAGTTGTATGGTCGAATAATTATATTACTAATTAATACCGTCATTCTGTTTTTACACAATAAAAAACTCGCTCAATGGCGAGTTCTTGAAGGTTATCAACAGCAGATACATAAAGCCCATCGTTGAGAAAATCTTATCCATGTTTTTTGAAAATTGCAAGCATGATGTCACCATTTTCGGCGAAGATCACTTATCTTGTCACCTTTCTCAATTGTGCTTCAGCGTAAGATTCCTCCTGCCAGCACTTTGTAACCAGTTTATCAATGACATCTGCATATCCTTTGTACCACTGATAATCCGTCAAATCTGGTACCAGTTTCTGTACATGACACCGCGCCAGTGTCGTTGGTAAACGGCTAAACCGGTTTCCATTGCAACGTCCACAAATCTTATAAACAGGCGTGCCATGAAGCCGGGTCCTTTTTTCATCCAGGACAATACCTTTACCCTTACACCCTCTGCACGCTGTGCTGACTTCTCCCTTACCATGGCAATGCTGACACAGTTCCTTTACCCACTCTTCCTTGATAACAGATTCCCCGCTTCTGGAGTGTTTCACCACTTCGCGCAATACATTATGAAATCCAGTACCAGCACAATGCTCACAGCGAGCCTTACTTGCCGCAGACCTGGAATAATCAGCAAAGGCAAAATTCACAAGGTAAGGAATGATCTGTAGCCGGGTTTCTTCACTCAATTTGTTCAATGTCGGGTTATCCAGTGCCATCGCGTAATTGAGCAGACCTTCAATCGCAAACTGAGGATCCTGAACACCAACTTTTGCCAGGAATAAGGCAAACCCAAGCGGTGCTTTCGACTGCACCATCCCCTGCGCAGCCATTACATCCGTAATTGTTAAACCACCAGAGCCTGTCGCCGGTGCGTCATCGCTCAATTTTGGAGATTTTGGGGAGTAATATTTCGGTAAGGCTTCAAGGTTCATGCTCGTTCTCCACTTACGCCAGCACGCCAATTGCCAGCGCGCGATCGATAAAACGAAATATCAGCTCCAGCTGGGAGCCATACTTCTCTTCAAATGCCACGGTATCCGCATGCAGCTCGTCGTGATGCTTTCTGCACAAAGGCAACACAAAGAGGTCATGCGCTTTTGTACCCATCCCGCCCTGACCGTGGCCTATCAGGTGGTGGGGATCATCAGCAGGCTTTCCACAACATGCACACGGCTGCGTCTTAACCCAGCGCGTGTACTTTTCGTTAACCCAGCGGCGACGTTTCGGGCGTAACATAAAAGACTCCGGCGACTCCGGATCCACTTTCAGCGCCAGCACCTTTTTCGCTTTATCCTGCATGATGCTGGTGGCAGGAACCAAAGGCACAAGGTCACTTTCCCGGGTGACAGACGGCACAACAGGCTTCGGTAATCTCAGAGCCTTACGGGCTGCACTTTCCGGTAAGGCATCCGCCAGGTCATTACGAACCAGCCACCAGCACAGTTCCGGCATTGTCATAACGTGACTATCATCAAAACCGAGATCCCGACGCACGACAGACAACACCCAGCGAGCACAGTTATCCGTTGCCATTGATTCCAGCCGTTCCGTGAACTGATCGCGCAGCTGGTTATCGCAGTGCCAGCACAGACGGATTGCGCCCGGAGCGTGTCGCATTGTGGTCATGTTCTCGCTGTGCCAGTCGGAATGAGGCCACTGGCAGCCTTTTTCACGAAGTAACCAGCTTTCAAGACATTCCACGCCACCAGCACGACGGATCACTGCCTCATTGCGGAACACGGCCCGAACGGCAGGATCATCCGCCAGCGGTTGTGATGCAGCCGGAACGGCACCACTGGCGAAAGATGAATAACGTTCCGGCTCAGGCTCCAGCAGGACACGCCCCTGCATAAACAGGGGCATCAGCTCTGAACCTGGCCTGAACAATACGATCCCCATACGCGGGGCAATTTCAGGGGTCAGTAGTGCTCTCACGGTCACCTCAATGAACGGTATCGAGCAGCTTTAACAGCTCAGGGAATCGGGATTCGAAGAAGTGCGGCTGCGTCTCGCGCGGATTTGCGGGACTGGTGATGTTCTTGCCGAACATGCAGCCTTTCGCTGTCAGCGACCAGAATTTTTTGATGTTGTTAATCGCGGTACGGCTGTATCGTTCGCGTTGTTCAACGATCCCCAGCTTCGCCATCTGGTGATATGCCTGATTAGCCGTCAGGCGGATACCATACTGTTTCAGCAGTGCACTCAGCGACAGCGTAGGGCGACTTGAGCCATCAGGCGCGTCAGCAGGAGCATCAATGGCATAGCGTGGTGCCAGATTCGGTAAGCCAACAGCCTCCTGGAGTTTCTGACAGGCCCCAAGCACAGATGAGTTAGACAGGTTTAACTCCCGGCGCATAAAGTCCAGCAGAATCACGCCAGCCTGCATCTTGTCAGCAGCCTGTCCGGATAATTTTTCAGGTGCGCTGGTTACCATATCGAAAGTACGGATCACCTTCAGATGGAATGACGGGCTGATCCACATTGCATAGGCATACACCAGTTCTTTGCAGACATACGTTCCCCGCTCATTTCCCCCATGAATCACACTCACCGGGTCAACACCCAAATTCTGGGTGTTGGTCAATTCATGAACAAGTTCAACAGTTTGTTGGCTGGAAAGAAACTTTCCTGGCTCCTTGGTTCTGGCATTTGCACCAGATGCTACTGCTGCGCGATGCAGATCGTTCAGGCTGTAACGTCCATAAGCATCACGACGAACTTCAATACCATCAATGACCATCAGATTATTCATACTTCGTTTCTCCTCTTGATCAGGCGGCTGCACCCGCCGTTTTCTCGTACTTACTGATAGTGATCTCGACCTTCCCTTCCGGGATAACCGGTCCCCACTCCACCAGCATTCTTTTCACCTGACTGTCGTCTTCCCACACCCCCGCGTGGGTCAGGGCGTCAAACAGCGCCTTGTTATAGTTGTCCAGATCGCGGATCCTGTTATCCGGAGGAAACAACACGATCTCCACTGAAGCAGGTGCCGACGTTGGTTTCGGCAGACGACGTAACTGTTCAACTATTGCTGCGCACGCCGCGCTCTGAAATTTTCGCCCCGCCGCGCTTATCAGGCTCTTACCTGCAAACGCCCCTTTGTTGGGGTGTCGCCAGTACGTGTTCACGCTGGGCGGGAAAGGCAGGATCAGCTTCATACTTTCAGGCCCCTCTTATGTAACCAGTGGGTTGCACGCAGCCTGGCGTTTTCCTCACCGGCAAGCAGTGAGCGGATAATCCCGACCGCCTCGCTGTCGTCGTCCTTCACCGCGGTATGAAGCGTGATGCCCCGGGCCACGCCACGCTTTATCGTGATGACGCCTTTTTTCTCCAGTGCGCGAAGATGCTCCACCGCTGCATTCACTGAACGGTATCCCAGCATGGTTGCCACCTCCTGATTGGTTGGCGGAAAGCCACGCTCTTTCTGGTAAGAAATCAGCATATCCAGCACCTGCTGCTGGCATTGAGTTAACGTCGTCATGCCGCCATCTCCCTGACCAGTTTTTCCGCCTGCTGGCGAACCTGCACCAGAAAGGCTTCACCACATGCCTCAAGTTCATCGCGCCCGATGTAGCTGATTGCCGGTCCCTTCCAGGTCTTGTCGAAAACAGCAATAGCACCAGCGAAGAAAGCGCCTGTCGGCACCTGCTTCTCATCCTTCGGGATAAACCAGGCAGGCAGTTCAAAACCAATACGCCCGCGAATAAAAGCAATATGGTCCGCATCTTCCGGCCACCACACTTCGCTGGTGGCAGCTTTGATCAGGAAAACATAGCGCCCGCCCTTATCACGCATGGCACTGGCATGTTTCATGATGTAACGCATGCCGGTGATGTATTGCCCCTCATGCTGACTGGCGCGGCTGTATGGGGGATTACCAAAGGCAGCACCTTTAAGCTCCGCAAGACGTTCTGACCAGTCATGCGCCAGCGCGTTATCTTCCGCCGTGTAATACGCGGCACATTTGGCGTTATCACCGTCAGTAAACAGATCCAGAACAAACGGGCCAAACAGGGTGTTAATTCCCCAGAAAATGTTGTCCGGCGTGCGCCACTGATCGCCCACTTCCTTCAGTTCATGGGCTGGTTTGTTCCGCAGTTCCACCAGCGCCTGGCAATATTTATTACTCATTAAGCCCCCACGTAATTCCCTGACAGATACCACTCTTCACCCGATGCAGCGCGCTTGCTGCTTTTCCGTAAGCACCGCTCACGACGCGCCAGAAAATTGTTTCGTTCTGGCTGGGAGTGGCTTTCACGGAATGCCGCCATCCACACGGTTGCAGCACGACGGTATAAGCCCCTGGACTCCAGTTCTTCAGCCTGGCGGGTCAGGCACAAAATCACCCGTGGATCGTTAGTGCCGACATAGAAATTGCGCACAGGTCTGGTTTCTCGAACTGGTTGTGGTTCCGGTTCCTGCGCTCTCTCAGTCAGGCGCGGGAAATGTCTGCGTGTATCTCCTTCACAACGGTGAGCCACACGCCCACTCTGACGTAACTTGCTTGCTGACTGCAGAACGCGCTGCCGTGAGTAACCTGCAAAAGCATCCGCAATGTCTCCGGAAGTACATCCCGGATGGGCTTCAATGAATTTCTGAACTTCATTCAAAAGACTCATGATCACCCCCTGAATCCTGCCGGGATCTGGCTGTAGTCCACGTTGTCGTAACTGGATTTGAAGTACGGGTCTTCGCGTTTTTCGGTGTACGTGCTGACGGACGGTGATAAGCGCAGGGAAAGCTCATCCCATTTTTCCCGCAGCTTCGACGGGCTGAGCACGTTACGGCACCAGAACGGATCGCGACTGACGCGGCTGTACATCTCGCAGATTTGTTTATGAGTACGACCATCCTGCACACACATCAGGCGAATTTCGTTTGCCCAGGCTGTCCAGTTCGGTTCTTTGGGACGAACCACCTCGCCGTCACATTCGGCGGCATGCTCGTACAGGGCGATGATTTTTTTCCAGAGCCACTGTGCGCAGGTCAAATCATCCTGCGTTCCCCACTGGCGCTTTTTAGGGCTGAATACAACCGCATCAGGATGGCGAGTTAAAAACTCCTGTTCAGCCGTCTGCGTGTCCGGTTGCGAAGCGTCCGGACGAGAAGTTTTTTTATCTGACAGATCATGTTTTGATTTTACTGACGGATCCCCGCCAGATTCTGACGGGTGAAAACCCGCTTTTTTGCCAGATTTCGACGCATCAAATTTTGACGGGTCAGATTTTGATCTGTCAGATTTTGACGGGTCAGAATCTGACAGTTGAGAAAATGCCGCTGCCTGAAGCTTCGCAACGTTAAGCTGATAAACATTCGACGCATTGCGGTTACCCTGGCGACGCGCCTTACGCGTTAACCAGCCTTCTGCTTCCAGCCGTGCGATAGCCGTCCTGACGGTACTCATCCCCGCGCCAATCTGACGGGCAATAGTTTCAATTGATGGCCAGCACACACCTTCGTCATTACTGAAATCAGCCAGGCGGGCCATAATTGCCACGCTGGATAATTTCATGCCTGATGCAGCGCAACCATCCCATACATAGCCGGTTAATTTAGTGCTCATGACCGACCTCTATTTCCCTGAATTTACGACGAAACTGTTCGAGCGGGCTGAAGCACTCATGCTCATAGCCTTCGCGGAGGTAGATAACTCGTTGTGTTTCCGGCTCCCAACGAATGACTCTGACGGGCACTCCGTAGTGATCTTTGAACCAGCGGTTAACTTGTCGCAAAGGACTGTCTCCTTCTGCCGGTTGAAATCACCCACAGCCCACTCAGCAAAGCTGTGGGTTACAATTTCCCTGTCACCAGGTACATTAACTGCATAGCAATACTCCACCTTCGCTTTTCCACCCGGTACAGGAAGCGCAATCAGTTGCGAGCGACGGTAGTGTGTTGTTAAACTGTTCATGCGTTAGTTTCTCCACAGTCACGACACGCCACGGCGCCCGGAGCTGCACACTCGCGGGCGTCATTACTTTCTGAAATGCAAAAGATTTTGTAGACCAGTGCTGCATGCTCCTGCAGCTTCGAAATTGAGAGATACAGCTCGTCGTTAATTGCTGTCTTCTCATGCGGTTCCACTACCCCATCTTCGATTGCCGAACGAATCTGCTTTGAGTAACTCCCGATCTGTTCGATGACTTCCAGCAGGCGCTGGTTTATATCGGCGTTCTCTACTTCCTCAATTTCAGGAAGCGATACGAACCCCCCACCAGCAGACTGTGCGACAGCATCCGCAATGTAGTGAGTGCCAGCTGCGCGCTGTAAAACCATTGCCCATCCCAGCGGGAAAATCTGATCGCCATCGGCACGAAGGCGGTTAAATAATGCGTTCTCTGTTACATCCAGCCAGTCAGCAGCTTCAGCGTAACCACCCGGCAACGCCGCGATAGTTTTTCTGACAGCTTTCACGTACCACTTAGGCTGTTTTTCTACTTTCCAGTGATGCTTACCCACGGCTATCTCCTTAAAACTGTGGTTACTTTTCATCTGATGAATCTTTAATCTTTTGAAAAATATCTGGACGTAATTTTTCTTTTGATATGCCAGTGGTCTTTTCAATGAATATCGAGAGCTTTGCAGGGGGACGCTTTTCTCTGTTCAACCAGTTCCAGACATGTTGTTGCTTTACTAAATGACCGCTGCTGGCTGTGAGCTTCCGAGCCAATTCTGATTGACCACCAGCCAGAGCGATTGCCTCCGATAAGGCTAATTGCTCAGGTGTCATAGCTTTCTCCTTTTTAGGTAGTTAAGTTGTTACGAGTTGCAAGAATACAACATTAACAACTTTTATCACAACTTTTAGGTGTTGGAAAGCTAAAACATAAAGTTGTAACCTCATCAAAAAAGAGAGGGATATGTTGTGAAAACACTGGCAGAACGATTAAAGATAGGTAGAGAGAAAGCTGGCATGAGCCAAGCTCAACTAGCTGAAAAAATTGGACTTTCACAACAATCTGTAGCCAAAATAGAGAATGGCGAAACTCTACAACCGCGCAAAATTAAAGAAATTGCAAAAGTTTTAGGTGTATCACAAAAGTGGTTACAACTTGGTATTGAAGACAACGCATCCATACCTGATCTTGTTGTAAAAGAAGCAGAAAGCACCGCATTAGACCCCGATATTTTCGTAAACATTCCTGTTTTAGATGTCGAGTTATCGGCAGGTAACGGATGTCTGGCTGAAATAGTTGAATCAGCTATTGACTGGTTTCCATTAAGAAGAGCAGATTTGAGAAAATCTGGCGTATGTGCATCTAATGCCAAGATCGTAAAAATATGGGGGAACAGTTTATTACCGGTTCTCAATAATGGAGATCTTGTTGCCGTTGATATTTCTCAAACCGTTCCTATTCGTGATGGCGATCTTTATGCCGTACGAGATGGTGTATTGCTAAGGGTTAAAATACTTATCAACTTACCTGACGGTGGCTTGATTCTTAGAAGCTTCAACAAAGATGAGTACCCAGATGAAATACTCACCTTTGAAGATAGACGAGCCAGAATTCATGTTATAGGTAGGGTATTCTGGTCATCGCGAACTTGGTAATGCATCGAAAAGCATTTCTTCAGAAATAATTTTAAGTTTTGCACCATTATCATCCCTATAAGATATAGCCTTTTCGATCTTCCTTCCGTGACTTGAGAATTTCCAATCACGGGAGGAAAGCGTCCCAATTACTAAAAAATCCAACTTTTGAGTAATTCCACTACTGATGTTCCCACCAGCATTTTTAATCAAATTTTCAACTACGGCTCTCTTTCCTGCAACAAAAGTGCCTGTAAGACAATAGGTTTTACCCTCTAACTCTATCGAAGCCCCTACATCAATAGGCAGCCTGGTCGCCAAACCATCCACCACCCCACTTTCCAAGTCACATCCTGTGAAGTCTACTAATGCCTTATGTAGAGTTAAACTCTCATCTTCAGTAATAACACCATCTTTAAGAATTTCCTTTACAAGTGCATAAAGTTTTTTTCCTGGGTAGTTGTTCTTCAAAGCTCCATTTTGCTCAAGCCACCAATTAAGATATCTTATTTCTTCTTGAGTTAAGTTCCGATCAGCAATTAATCCTTTACATAGTCCATTAAGTAAATGGACATCTACATCCTTGGAGTAAAAATCAATTTCAGGGATATCAAGAATTTCCCTCTGTATTTGGAGAAGGCTATTTTTAAGGTCATCACGTTCTTCTGATGTGATTATTCCATCCGCAAGAATATCCGACACCCGTGCTGATAGACTTTTTATAACTCCATTATTGATAATCTGCTTTGCTTCAAGTAACCATGTATCTAAGTAAAGAACCTCCTCTTCACGGACAACTCCATCTGCAATGATTCCATCAATGATGCTAATCAAGTTAGCAAATAACTTGTCCCGGTTCTGTGTGTAATTAAAAGCGTAAAGCGCGTCTTCCATACAACCTCCTTTTTTTGATAATCCTTGCACTCCTTGGCTACTCGTTCAAACCACATAAAGTTGTTGACAACATTCAAAACCACAACTAAATTACAACTTAAAGGTGTTAAAACAACGAACAGGCAGGACGCCCACGAAGTAGCCGCCGGTGGCGTATGAATGACCGGATGATTCGTTAAATACTATGTGTAAGAGAGCGCAAATGAACCGTTATTTCACATGCTCGTTTTGTGGCGCAAACGAGCTGCAAGCAAAAAAAATCATCGCCAAAGGCGGAAAAGATGAAGTTGCTATCTGCTCTGAGTGCGTAGTCTTGTGTGTCGGGGCATTAATCAATATCAGCACAACTATTCAGTTCACACCAAATGAGAATGCGCCTTTAGATGCGCGGAAATCTGGAGGTTAAAGAACAAAATGAAAGTCCAGATTTTAAACAATAACTGTGAAGTCGTTTGGGCGTAAAACATGACCGCGCGTAGACCAAGGGAGGAAAAAGTGGGAATAGTTAGAAATCAAGCAGATATATTGAAAATCAGCTCTGAATTGCTTGGAGTTTTGAAAAGTGAGCTCACCGCACATGGCATCGAGCCCACTGACGAAAATTTAAGTTGGGTTTTGTCGATTATTCAACAATCACTCAAGCCCAGCCTCAGCAAACTTTTTATCGAGTAGTGCTTCGAACTTATCGTAAAGCTTGCTTATGTCGTCTATCGGGTTTTCTGACGTACTGTAATTTTTATCTGATGTCATGGCAGCAGTCTGATATGCAGTGTGAGTCTTAACCGATAGTTGGAATAAATAAAGAATTTTTTCTTCTTTGGTCATAACTATTTCCTTCTTGGCTATATGAAAACACCAAGATACCACCGAGCCTGAAGTGGTGAAAAGACAGGCACATAACAGCTAAGTATTTTCAACCAGAGAGAATCCTTAGCGTTGTGGTGAATGCGGCTCAGCGCACGCGGGTTAAGGTTGAGGCTGACAGTCGACCTTCTGTGGATACCCACCCGTCTGGTGTGCAACCTTCGCCAGGCACCGGGAGGCACCCGGCACCACAACTTTATGCTGTGTGTAGTCTTGACGGTACCAGTTTGTACCCTTGCTTCCGGCTGGTACCGTCCTTTTTACAAAACAGAGAAGAGCATCACCGGACGACGGGCTCATAACCCAATCCATCCAGGCGGCTGCCACCGCAGGTGTTCTTCACTGTTTTGTGGAGAAACTAACCGCCCCTACGGGGGCATTCATGGAAATGTAATTGACTCGACTCAATAATCGCCGGACGGTGAGGGCTTCCTTTTACCCGAATTCAGCGCGGTGCAGCGCATATACGTGGAGAACAAAATGTCATTTATTAAAACTTTTTCTGGGAAGCATTTTTATTATGACAGGATAAATAAAGACGACATCGTTATTAACGATATCGCGGTTTCCCTTTCAAATATCTGCCGCTTTGCCGGTCATCTTTCGCACTTCTACAGCGTCGCCCAACATGCGGTTCTTTGCAGCCAGCTGGTGCCGCAGGAATTTGCTTTTGAAGCGTTAATGTTAGCGCCAGTGATATAA